TTAAGTAAAGGATATTGCATTCCAGGACTGCCAGTCATCACCACCATGTTTTGTACGCCATTTCATTCCTCTGTCAACGACAGCGAATGCAATTTGTAGCCCAAAAGTACCAACTTCTATTTGTAGTAGAGCAAAGCGATCAAGCCCTGGAGAATTACTGATTTCTCCGGTTTCGACAAAATAATAATAAGCACCATTTTGCAAATCATTCAGGTTGCTCCCTTTTTCTATAACCCCATTGTACTTGAGCATCACATAAGGCGATAGACATCTTGCTATCATAGCTGCCAACTCTTCTTTTTTGGAATTACCGGCAGAATCCAATCCCAATATTTTTACGAGTTCCGCTTCGTTAAAATCACTCATTTTTATATCTTCACCCATACCTAATACATTTTAGGGGCAGAAGATATATTAGATAAAAGTTAGCGCTCATGCCAATCTTGCCAAGCTCCCAAATCATTACAGCTTCGCGTTCGTATCTGATTGTCTTGAACGCTATAAGCTATTTGTAATACCCATCGGCCTTGATTACACGATATTACTATTAATCCGCCATAATTGATATAAGGCGGAAAGTTGGCATTTTTGTTAGAAACATAATTTATATCATAATACCCAGTACTTTTGTACGTGTTCAAATCATCTTTAGCTTCACCTTTGTCTTGTAAAACTGTATTGAAGCCTATTGATGTTTTGAATAATTCTATCAAATCATTTTTGGCGATTTTCCCAAGACTCCCATCTGTTAATACCACTGTTACGTATGCAGCATCCTTCACTTGTTGCGCTTCATTGATTTTTATATCTTTACCCATATCTTGTACATTTTAGGGGCGTCATTTCTACTACAAAAATCAGCCCAATTTAACAATTAACTATTATCTCGTTTTTGTAAATTAAAAATCATATTTTTCCGTAGTATCTCGCGAATTCAAAAGGTCTCCTAACATCCAGATAACGGTCTATTTCTTCATTGGATTTTGCCTCCATCTCGAACGCTGAATTTCCATACGATATTTTATTCCCATCCGCTCCATGTATATCTTTGAAAGAATGGTAAACACGAGAAACGGCATATTCCAGTCCATATTGCAAATAGAACCACAACGGACACAACAAATACATCCATACGTTGAACCCGGTAAGGGACATGACAAGCGTCAACAGAACCATCGAAGCAATCATGCATTCCTCCCACTGTCTTACATGAATAGCTTCATGGTTAAGAACGCGTGTTTTCATTTCCGCCTTGCTTTTCTTGGTAAAGACGAAACAGCCTAAAGTAATGGTGCTGTAGCCCTGCCACAACAGCCACTTTGCTAATTTACTTTTATAAAATACTCTCATAGCATTTATTTATTAGGATAAGATTTAGTTACCACATTATTTTTTAAAAAGCTTATTCCATTTGTATTTATCATGACATCATAAAAGTCATTGCCATCATTCTCTGATACATTTATTAGCTGAGGTCTTATTAAAACAATATATCTTGGATTTCCGGAAACATACTCGATTAATTTCATACGGGGATATGTACTACCACCTTCACCGATGAAATCTATAGTTCCCGCCAACAGATTATCGGAGCCGTACATTCTAAGACTGTTCGTAGCTGAATCAATCACAATACGCTTTCCGTTCATAGAGGTGGATACCTTGCCGGTTATTTCTATGTCCCCGTTTTCTTTAATAACAAAGGAGTTATTGGGCGACTTGATATTTTTAAAAGTACCGCCTATCGCATTGACTTCTCCGGTTATTTCCGCATTTTCTGCATGTACTTTTCCGTCTTCAGTAACCCGGAAGGGGGCATCATCAGGAGTAGAACTACCTGCCCACATCCGTATCTTTTCACCGGATTGGGAACCGCTAAGGCCGGCAGTCACCGTCCCGTCATCCTTTCTAATACGAAGTTCGTTCCCCTGCATGAAGTCTATCATCGCATTTTTAGCAACAATAAGCGATGTGAATATGGCTGCTGTATTAAGTCCGAACTCTTCCCAATACGTACTGTTTCCCGGCGCATTTCCCCCGCTACTCATATGCGTCACCCGGCACTTGTATGCCCGCCAACCAGTCTCCGTACCGTTATCCCTGACCAGTGCCACATCAACGTACCGTGTACCGCCAGCCAGTGACTCATCGTTACGCCACTCTACTCCGGACACCCATTCAGCCTTGCGGAGTATACATCCCTGCAGGCCGTTCTCCCCGTTTTCCACCACCATATCGTACTCTTCGGAGTTGTACTCGCCGGTCAGTATGTAGCCATAGGTCTTTCCACCGTCCTGCGTCTGGAGTATACGTCTTCCGTCCTTGGTGGTAACCGTCCACATGGGTGGATTTGACGTTCCGTTTCTAACCTTGCATAAAAACACCTTTCCACCCATTTTCACCAGTCCGAGATAAGGTGTCTTAAGACCGGTATGCCATTTTCCGTGGTTACTGACCGAAATGCCATCCTGTCCCGGTGCTCCGTCCACGCCGTCCCTGCCCGGAGCGCCATCCTGACCGTTCTTGCCATCAGCTCCGTCCGTTCCCGGTTTCACTTGTAGCAACCAGTCCGAATTTCCTTCTGCAGGTTCAGATGCACTGCCGCTCTCGCTTACACACAGCCAAATGCCGCCATCATGGGAAACCCGGTCATAAAAGGCATAATTTTCACCGGATGCCCACTCTCCACGGTCATTGGCCGTATATACCGGTGTACCGTCAGGTTTCAGCTGCCGTACCGTACCGGTAAAGTACACGCTATTCAGGTACATGGAGTATCCCGTCATATCCAGACCGTGTACGTTCAGGTTTGAGAGGTCGCCCGACTGCATTGCGATGTTGGCGGCCGATATTTCCCAGGTATTCTGGTTGCGGAGCATGCGGCTGTAGGTGCGTGTCTCATATACGGATGTCTGACGGTCGGGGTTGGTGAAATTGCCATAACATGAGAAATGCATGTACTTCTGCGGATGCAGCGTTGTTCCCGGACGCAGGGAATAACGGAATGTGCCGTTATCCTCACCTGAGACTCCGGTAATACGGAAGTATGCCGTTCCGAAACCGGCAAAACGGAAATTACCCTTACTATCGTCCGAATCCTCGGTGGCATTCATCGTCTCATCCTCGAAATGGATGATTCCCATGCTTATATCGTCCGCCGCAACCGCTCCCATTTCCCCGGCTTCCAGCTTGAGATGCACGGTACCGGTGGAAAGCGGATTTCCCTCATTGTCCGTATCCGCCACCACACTCTCCACAATGCCGATACCCGGTGTGCGCCATTTGATGCCGGCATACACTTCCACACGGTTGCGTCTGAGTTCCGGTACCTCAAGCCATTCCCAAAGCCGCAAGCCCCGCATTTCACCGTTGCCGTTCTCATCTATCTTGGCGCCAAATCCGGCCAGTCCGGAAGCGAACCCTTCCTTACCGAATACTGCGCCTGCCAGAAAGGAAACAAGAAAGGAGGTCCTATCCGGACCGATCTTGCTGATGGCACGCCGGGTTATCTCCTTTATCGCCCGTAAGGCTGAAAACACGTTGTATTCGCTGGCCTCACGGTTGTCCCATGATTTAAGCACCTCGATAACCGAGCGGTCCAGCAGCCCGCCGACAACGTACTGCAATCCGTTCAGGTTACTTTCCAGGCTGCGTTTCCAGCCTTTGCCGACTCGGTTCGTGCATTCAACGGCCGCCATGGAAAGGTTTTCCAGCTTGCGTGTAACCTTTGTCATGCGTGTATCCCGGTAACCGCTGCCGGGGAAATACTCTTCGCTGAGCAGCCTTACCGACTGTCCCAGCCGCAGAGGGACGGAGTGCTTCTCAATATAGGTGTAATCGGTATCGCCGCCGTACTTGGTGGTGTCTTCGCTGTATGACGAGAGAAAGTCATCAACGGCCGCCTTGTAATCCTGCTCGGCCTGTTTTTCGTAAGCTTCGGGCATACGGAAATTCCAGGGGATATATTTGTCACCCGCATGCGGTATAAGGTTTCCCCCGGGCAATTGCGTATCTTCATTCGGGTAGGTATTGATGATTTCCCATTCCTTGCTTTCCGAATGATAGTTTGCCTCGAAATCACGCCCGTTCAGCTCACCGCTCTGGAAAGACAATTGTTTGACAAGTCCCGCAATCTCATAATCACATGGGTCAAACTCCATACCTTCGTCCTTGAAATAATAGACTGTAAAGGGTTTGCCGTCATTCCCGGTCCTTTCCTGTGAACGTACGGAGGATATAGTCCCCGTATAATGAGGAAAGATACCCGCAAAGGCATCCTCTTCCACATGCTCGTAAAGCCCGTAGCCTGTATTACGGTCCACGTACCTGGCACGGTCCGGCAGTTGCAGACGGGAGAAACCGTAGCGGCTTCGGTCTATATTCCTGGTACTTCCCAGCGGAATAAGCCGGGTGAAGAATTTTACGTCATCGCTATTCTCCGTTTGTGTAAGCGAGACAAGGCCCTGCATGTATCCCAGTTCCACACGTTCCCCGCGCTCACAACGGCACAGGTTGATATAGAAGCCGTCCGACCACCATTCGGTCGAAAAGGTCTCGGCCATGGATGCCAGTGCGTCCCAGCAGGTGGTATTGTTATACTCTATATTTCCGTCCGGTGCATCTATCACGTCGCCGATACGCCAGCGCTCCTCACCGTAAATACGGTTCATGTTGTCCACCCATTTCTGCAGGTGCTCCCGGGGACTGCCGTCAAGGCTGAACTGCGGCTCATACTGACCGTCAGTCAGGTGGAGGTATATCACTTGCTGGGCGTCATGTATGGGAGCATAGAATTTCACGGAATAGCGGTATTCCTGGCTGTTCTTTTTCCTGGGCTTGTACTCTTTCTTCACACTGAACCTCACACCCTCCAGTGTTATGTAGTCATTCACCTGCAGTGGCACACAGGCCGGAACCGTAAAGGAGAGCGAGAGCGCATTCTCACTCATCAGCTCAAGGTTCCATGTTGAGTACGAAGTGACCGGGACCGTCAGCTTCAGTCCGCCGGATTGATTATAGATTTTGAGTTCCATTCGAGCAGTCTTTAAACATCATTTAAAAGGGTTCCGGTTTCGGTTCCCTGAACTTCATTTTCCATCTGGCTACGGTACTTCCGTCAAAAGCATCGGTCAGGATATCGGCCGGTGTGGCGGACTTGTAGTAAAGCCTGTATTCTATGGATATCCCTTTTACCCGGAGGGTTACCCAGCCTTGTATGAGCGCCTGCATCAGGGCAAGCCGCCTTGCCTCACATCCGGAAAGTGAAGGGGCGTATACAGCCAGATACAGTGTAAGGTCGCGGGGCTTGCAGCGTGGAAGCGGGAGCTGCTGCGGCAATTCCTCACCGTTACGCTCCCTGAAATCCACAGCCGTATATTCCTTCATCTCGGGCGGTTTGAGCAGTTCGGTCACGTTCGTGCTGTCTTCCGGCCTGTCCTCGCAGAGGAAGGCCGAATACTCCGTCCAGGCATCCTTGCCGTTAATCACCATATACCCTGTCAGGTCGTACATCATGACACTTCTATTCCATTGTTTCTAAAATATTCCATAATCTCGTTGATACTTTCCAGATACCGGCAGTAGGCTGTATTCTCAGTAATGCTGACGAGCAGGTCGTGGTCTTCCTTCCTTGATTTGGCGAGCTCTTCCAGAAGTTTGTGCATGCCGCTGGCATGATCCTGCAAGGAAGTAAACAGCCCTTCCAGAAGTGTGCCCTGTACCTGTGTCATGGTAGTGAAGGCTCCGCTGCGTCCGGACTGTGAGCTTGCCGGATCACCCTGCCAGCCGAATATCTCCTTCATCGCGTCACGTTCAGCCAGCGCATCACTCACTATCGAATCCCAGGAATCCTTCAGCATGTCATGTTCCGTCTGGCTCAGCACGCCCGCGGCTTCGGTGGTAACTTTATACCTGTTACGTCCGCGTCTGCCCTGGCCCGTCCGCCATTCCGTCTTCTCCTCCATGGCTTCGGCAAACGAGTCGTACCATTCCCTGAGACGTCCGTTATAGTTTTCCGAGAGCATGCTGTTCAGCATGGCCCTCTGCATGTACTTCTCGAAGTTGTCGGCAAAGTCCGCCGTACTGTTGTCCATATCCATGAGCATGTCCAGAAAGCTGCTGCGCACGCTCTCGAAGGAGATGCCCGTCATGGCTTCCTTGCGCGTCTCCTGCACCTCCTGCCATGCCTCCTCGCTCTCGATGACCTGTTCCAGATATTTGCGTGTATCCTCATGCAGTTCGCTCCAGAAGCCGGTGGCTTCATCACGCAGCTTTACCAGCTTCTCGTAACTCAGGTCAAAGAGGCCGGTCATACGGCCGTCGGATACCTTGTAAAAGTCATTTCCCAATACCTGGCGCGCCTGGTTCCAGGCTGTGGAGGATATGCTTTCCCGCTGTTTCGTACCATGGGAAGCTTTGGAACCGATGCCGAGAAACCCCTTGCTCGCCCCGGCATTCAGGTAAGCCTTTCCCATTTCGCGGGCATATTCTCCCTGTTGTTGCAGGAGCTCGCCGGCTTTCTTGTAGGAATTATTGGCATTCGCCAGCGTATCGGTCTCCATGGATGCCACCAGTTCCTTTTGTTTGGCGATGACTTTGTCAAGCACCGCCATATAGCTTTCATAACGCTCCTTTGCCTGCTGGTAACGTCTTTCGGAACGCTGGCCGCCCCAATCCGTACCGAAAAGGCTGCCCAATGTCTTGACAAAACCGCCGGCTGTATTCACCACGCCGCTTATCATGCCACCGATGTCACCCGAAAGCATGGAGTTCGCAAATTGGCTGATACCTTCCGACATGGTATTGAAACCCTCTATCACCCGCTTGGCATTCTCGTCCACCGACACTCCGAACCCTTCCAGCATACTGACGACATAATCGGCCGCCTGTCCGTAGGATGACATTTCGCCCGCAACCCCCTGCAGGCTCTGAGCCATTGCCGTACGTTTCCTGCGGCGGTTTTCCTGGGCCTCAGTCAGTTTCTTCTCTGCCTGCTCCTGGGTAAGCAGTCCGGTGACGAGCTTGCCCGTCTCATCCCTGTACAGACCGGTGATAACCTTTCCGCCCGTCATGACGGTGTTCAGATCCTCCTGCGCCTTTTGGACAGTTCCCTGGGCGTTGGCGTATTCATCCATAGACCGTTTCAGTTCCCGGAAGGGCTTGCGGTCGGCAAGCTTCAGGTCGATATTCGTCAGTGCGTCCTGCAGCTGCTTCAAGTCCGAGGGGCGTAATTCTTTGGCCGCCCCGCTGATATATTCCTTCAGCTTATCGCGAAGTGCGGAGAGCGCCTCCGTACTTTGGGCATCCAGATTGCCGAATACATCGGCCAGGTTGACGGTCTTCTTGAACTCACCGAAATCCAGCTCTTTCAGTTCGTCCTCGCGCCGTCTTTTCAGCATGGCCTTTTCACCTTCGGTTTCGGCTGCGGCAATCTTCAGGGCATAATCCTGTGTGATTGCCAGCCGTTTCTCCTGGTAGCTGCCGTACTCCCTGTTGTAGTCTATCCACGCCTGCCGGTCCTTTTCCCGGAACTGCTTCTCCTCGTCGTAGACATCCTGCATATACTGCACGCCGGCAACCACACGCTGTGAGGAAGCGTCCTGCCTTATCCGGTCAGCCTCCCCGGGGGCTACCGGATTGCCGGCCTTTTTCGATTTCTCCAGCCTGGAGAGCAGCTCCCGTTCTTCCTTGTCGATGGCGGCAAGTGTCTGCTCGTATTCCTGACGGAGCAGTGCCTTGCGTTTGGCGCTGCCTTCCGCCATCAGGGCGATACGGGCATCCTCCAGCTTACGTTGTGCACGCAGGCGGGCATCGGAAAGAGCATCCTGATAGTCGGAAGCATTCCTGCCACCGTCCTTGTTTTTCTTTCCCGTAATGGTTTCCAGCTTTTTCTCCTCGGCTTCTATTACTTTCATGGCCGCCTCATAATCCTCCTTGTTTGTGAGTTTCTTCAGCGCCTTGCGTTTCTCCGCTATGCTGTTTTCCAATTCTTCCACCGAACCGGAAACTACGGTATTGATATTTGTTCCCTCCTTGATACGGGCGGCTTTATCCTGAAACTCTTCCGCACGTTTGAGGGCATCCTCTTCCGCATCATAGATGTCTTTGAGCATTTTGTTGTAAGCTACGGAAGCAGGGTCGCTACCGAACTGGTCGGTGGAACCTCCGCCGAAGAACTTGTGGATTTTACCGCCGGCACCGAACCATGGACGGTGGGATTCCGCACCTTCCGCTTTCAGCTTGTCGGCCTTATCGCTCTCCTCTACGGCCTTGTCAAGCCATTTCCGGGCCTTCTGTTCCAGTACGAGCACCTCGATATAGTCGGAACTCTTTTTCATAAGCGTATCGTACCATTCGCTCAATGTCTGGTAGTAGCCGAACGTTTCGCCGTATGTACGGTTGAGTTCGGTTACCTTTTTGCGTTCCTCCTCCTTGCTTCCCTTGAACTCCTTTACGGACTTGATTACCCTGTCCATCTCAAACCGGCTTTTCACGAATGTGGCATTCGCCTCTTTTTCCACCTCATAGGTTTCCCGCATGGATTCACGCAGTTCATCCATGGCGTTTTTCCCGCCAAAGAGCCCCTTTATCCATTCTCCTATTTCTTTACCGTATACCACCGTCAGCGTAATAAGCGCGGCCAGTGCCGTTTGCGGGGAGAACAGCGAAGCTGCCACCTGTTTCCATACCGGGGTCGCCTTCTTTCCTGCGGCCGTCATGAGCTCGTATTCCTTGCGGGCATTGCTCACGGCGTCCGTAAACATCGGGATGTTGTTGGATATGGCCAGGAAGAACATCTGCGGCCCCATGGCCAGCGAGGGAAGCTCCCGGGCGATCTGTGCCATGGTCATTCTGACCTGGTTCAGCTTCGGTGCCGGGTCATGCGCCACAAGGGGCGTCTCGCCGGCCTGTCTCTTGGCGGCCTCGTATGCCTTTATCTCATCCTTCAGGCCGCCGATGACACCTTTGAGCGCCTGTATGTCGGCGAGTTCCCTGTCACCGGCAAGGCCCTGCTTCTGCAGCTGCCTGTACTGTCTCTCCAACTGCTTGAGCTCGCCCTGCAGACGTTCGACCATCTGCCTGTTGAAGCTCTCCAGGGCGGCTATGTTGCCCTCGGCCGACTTCATGCCGGCAAGCGTCCTGTCATCCAGGAATATTTCAAGCTTGATAGGCTGCATTTCTTATAGCGGTTTATTATGTGACAAACAGTTTTCATTCCTCTTCCTCCATGCTCCTGAAGAACTCCAGGGGCGACATGTTTTCCTGGGTACCGCCGCTGCGGGCGGACATCTCCCGGGAAAGTTCGGCGGGCGTCTTTCTGCGTGCGGGAATATGCCTGGGACAGTCCCGCCACATCAGCATGAGCGTCGGATAGTTCACCCCATGCAGGATATACCTTATGCTCCAGCCCGTATCGCGGGCTATCTGTCCTATCAGTCCGAACGGGCTATGTGAAGGCTCCATATAGCCCTTTAACTCCCGTTCTATCCTTTTCCGTGGCTCAGCAGGGGCGACATCGGGTTGATTGTCTCCGCCAATCTGATAATATTTCCGAAAGGGACAGTACCGAACATGCGCACGACTATTATCCAGGCTTCCTCAAGGGCGGCCGGGTGCATCCAGTGCCGGAGCATCCAGGCTACGGGGCGGTTCAGCAACGGGGAGAGGATACGCCCCCGGACGATACCGCAGGCCACCATGCGGCTCACGCCCACCCCGTGGCGGGTGATGAACTCCACTTTCTGCTCGAAGTCATATTCCTTCACCTCGTCATACCGGACTCCCAGTTTCAGGTACATCCGGCCGATATTCAGCAGACTCGCATAAGTGGGGACACGCATCACCCAGCGGATATGCCTTCCGCCGGGAAGGCGCAGGGGAAGCGAGATGCCCCCGTCCTGCATTACCCTTTCCGAGAGGATTTCCATTTCAAGGCGCTCCATACGGATCAGGGCTCTTCAGACGGTTTTCCGGTTTCAGGATCGATGCCGGGGGCGAATATCTTCATCCGCTTGCTGTCCTCATCCTTCATCACTTCGATGTTGAGCTGGACGGAGAGTACGCCCTGGGAGTTCACGCCGCCGCCGAAGTCATTGCCGGTGACTTTCGCCTTGTAAAGGCGGATGGTATGGCCGCTGTCACAGACAATATCCATGACACCCGTCTTCTCCCATTTCTCGGGCGGCTCCCAGTTGCCCTGGTCATCCTTGCTCCCTCCGATTGTATTCACAAGGTTTTCAGCCGACATGTCAATCAGGTTGCCCGTAAAGGCCTTCTTTCCCGGATTGCTCGTGATTGTCGCCACAGGGCCGTCCTTTACCTGGGCGGCGTAGATGTCCACCTGGGTAGCGGCGGTACCTGCAGGGGTGACTCCCTGTTCGTCGAACCAGCCGATTTCAAGGCCGCAGAATTTGACCTGCGACATTCCGAATATTAATTTATCCATGTTTATTCCAAGTTTAAGGGTTAATAAATCGCCGTCTGAGTATTCCCAGCAGAAGGGCGGCGACGGCCGTGCGCCCGATCCATATCTGGAACCACTGGAAGCCGGTAGGTTCATGTACCGTTTCAGGTGGTGGTTTCTCCTTCTCCCTGAAGAGCTCGTTACGGATGCGTATGTTCTCTTCGGTAAGGATGAGTATCTGCCGGGCCAGACTGTCGCAGGTAGCCGTCACTTCCAGGCTGTCTTCCGATATGCGGGTGACATTCACCGTAGCCTGCCCGCTGCGGCGGCTAAAGCCTGTGCCCACCGGAATCAGTTCCAGCATATCCGTCGGGAATTTCGTCTTCGCCATGCTGGGCGGAACAGGCTGCTGCAGGAGAGCGAACCCGCTTCTGCCCGAGAGGCTGTCTTTTTGGCTGTGCTCGTTCCGCACCAATGGTTCCGGACTTCTGCAGCTCGCCACGGATAGGGCAGTCAGCATAATGCCGGCAAGTAGAAGCCCTCTGAATGGTACGGTTAAGTTCCCGCACTGCCTTGTAGAGTTTAATGTTCTCATTCTGTAAGTCTATTAATGTTCCTGACAGGTTGTCGTACATTTCCTTATAGGCGTCGTTCCGCTCCTTGGCGGCGAGCACCTTGTTGTTCTCCCGATGTCTCAGCCATGCCCAGAGGGAACCGGCAATGCCGCTCGGCACAAGCCATTGGAGAATCTGCATTATCAGGTCTGAATTCATGGCTGGAAATCATTAAGGGTTATCAATCATCAGAGCAGTTCCCATCCCGCTTCCACGTCCGCCGTTACTGCCGGCACTCCGTTTTCCACCTGTGAGATGGCGGCGGCAAAAGCGCACATGGTTACCCGGTCGTTCACATCGGGCACATACGTGTTCGGAACCTGCATCTCCCGGCACACCCGGCTTATATAGCCGGAAGTGTTGTTTTCCACAGGAGGCGCCCAGCGGTTGATGAAGTCCGCTATTGTACGGCAGCCGTTGTTACGACGGTAGTTCTGCAGTAACTTTATCAGGGCACGATAACCGTAGGCCATCGTACGGAACTGGCAGAAAGACCTGTCACGCGAGGGGCGGATTTCCCCCTGCCACAGAGTACGTGACAGGCGGATGTTACCCGGATTATTGTTGCGTAAACCTCGTGCTGCCATCATTCTCCGATTTCTGAGGTTCCGATACTGATGTAAGCATTTCCGTCATACATCAACGTAGTCACTTTGCTTGCCGCACAGGCAACCTTGCCGATGGTCTGGGCATTGGTGCTGGCATTCCTGACGATGAGCAACGAACCGGCCTGCACCCGGGTGTCCAGTTCAAAAGTGGTTGCTGCGGTTTCGGCTGCAATATCTACTATTTGTGGATTGCAGTCATGCACCAGCGACTTACCTTCAGTTTTACGGGTTACAGCGACCGGGAACGGTATCTGTACACAGCGGTCACCTTCTTCTGTATAGGGGGCGAAGAAGTCAAAGCTTCTCCGCGATTTCATATTGATATAGCTCATTGTTCTTTAATTTTTAGGGTTAGGATTTCTTGGTGGTAAACATGGCACCCAGATACTTGCCTGTAATAGGCAATGCGATGCCGCGCATATTGAAGCCCAGGACATCACCACGGTATTCCGGATCATTCAGGCGGTAGTACATGTCCTCCATGCTCTTGGCACGACAAACTGCATCACGGTACCATACTGTGGAGGCGATAGCGTCCGTATCGCGGACAGGAGCACCCCATTCCACCTTCTCACCCGTAGTACCGTTGTATTTAGGCACCATGGAAGTGACGTGAATTTTGAAGCCGAACATGGAACCGGTAGAGAAGAACGTCTTGAACATCTCCAGGTCTTGAAGCTGCAAGTCGGTAGCATGGTACGGATGCAGTGCCAGGATACGCCCTTCTTTTGGAACCAGCATCATGTCGAGCTGGGTGGAGAGCGCCAGAACCTTTTCATAGGTCATGGCCACATAACCGGTACCCTGTTTGCTGGCATTGCCGTCGTTGATTTTTATAACCGGGGTAGTTTCACTATCCTTCTTGGGCGCCCAGTTGTAGATAGCCAGCTCGGAAAACTGCATCTGCAGTGACTTCTGGTGTCCGGCGGCCACGCTTCTACGTTTTTCGGCGGATTCTTCGATTTCGATGGCGTTGATATGTACGGTGTTTTCCGTATCGAAACGTTTCATCGGAATCTTGTAGGGTTTGTCACCACGGGCGACTACCGGTATCGGATATACCTCATTGTCGATGAATACTCTGGGGTCGATACCCGCTTCCTGCAGGTTCAGGTACTCGTTATCGGTCCACATGCTGAAATCACGCGAGTCGGAAACGAACGAGGTTTCCGGATAGAACTTCTCGATAATCTCGGGAATCCAGATTTCTTTGTTCAGCCCGTCTGCCAGACAGCCGGTAAGTTGCAACGGAACCAGCGAAAGCCCCATCTGGATGCCGAACATCAGGTTATGGTCGATGCCGATACTCTGGGCAAACAGGCCTGAGGTAGCGAAATTGAACAGCAACGCTGTGAGCAGTGAAAAGATGAATTTTGTCTTCATTGTCTTTTTATCTTTATGTTTATAAAATGATTATTCCGGGTATTTACCGTAGGCTTCACGGAACTTCTCCCGGTAGAGGTCCCTGTCCTTTTTAAGTTCCTTGAGCATATCCTTTTCCAGGATTTCCTTGAAAGACATGTCTGCCAGCTGCACGTTTCCTCCAGCCTTTCCTCCGGTCTGTACCTGGGAACTGACGGACTGACGTACGGAAATGGAGCTGAGGCGTACTTCGGCCTTTGCAAAATCAACGGCAAAGTCCTCCAGCCAACTGTCACGTCCTTTGGCGTCAATGCGCCCGTCTTTCACTGCCGCGTCCACCAGTGCGACGGCTTTCTGTTTATTGGCTTCCTTCTCTTTCGTCTCAAAAGCCGTTACACGTTCCTGCAATGTCTGTTTTTCGCTCTTGAGCGTGGCGTTCTCGGCCTGCAGGTTGTCACGCAGGGTAATCAAGTCCTGTACGGCTTCCCGGATAGCCTGGTCGGATGCGGAATCCGACAATTTCAACATCTGTGTCAAATAACTCATATTGTTCTCTCTTTTATGGTTAATACTGAACTCCTTATCCATCAGCCTGACAAACGCCTGCCTGTCAGACAAGTCTATACGTTTGTTTGTCGCGCGGTCATACATGGCAAGGGCATTGTGGTTGGAACCTATGGGGCAGACAGACATCTCCCGCATGGTCCACCTTGTGGCGGTGGGCCCCGTCTGTCCCGGAAGTTTCAATGCGGGATCATCGCTGACCTCTTCAGGCGGCCAGGCGCCGATACTGGCCATGCGCAGGAAACCGCGCTCCACCTTACCGGCTATCGTACGTCCTTTTTCGTCTTCCTCGTCGAATACAACGTCCACGAGAATCCTGCCTTCCTCCACACGCACGTTTTCACCGCGCCCTATCGGGGTTTCCCAGTCATTATGGTTATAGAGTACCACGGGATTCTTTTTGAATTCTTCCAGGTTGGCCCCCGAAGTCAGCATGCGGAAACCGTAAGTGTTTACGGATTCGTCATGTACGCAGAATGTATATGCTTTGCCCATTGCTTTTCTCATTTTGTTTGCTGCAAAATTCAGGGATAAAAAGAAGGTGTGCAAATCCCCTTGTAACAGTTTCCCTCCGGCTGGAAACTGTTACAAGCCAGGTGGAAACCATTACAGACGGATTATTTTAATCGGTATGCGCTGCCTAACTTTGTACTGTAATAATCAAGAGAATAAATATGTCCAAGACACTAACGAACCAACAGAAAAAGGACTGGGCGAAGATGCTCTACATGCAGGGAGAACTGCAAAGTAGGCAAATAGCCGAAAAGGTGGGTGTCAGCCCTGTCACCATGAGCAAGTGGAGCAAGGAGGGTAACTGGGAAATGCTGCGGGCGGCCGTCACCACCACGCGGGAGGAACAGATACGCAATCTCTACATGCAGATAGCGGAAATGAACAAGGCCATAGCCGAGCGCGGTGACAAGTATGCCACTTCCGCCGAAGCCGACACCATCAACAAACTCTCCGCCGCCATCGCCAAAATGGAAGGGGACTACGGCATAGCCGATATCATCAGCGTGAGCAAACAGATCCTTTTCTGGCTGCGCAAGCGTGACCCGCAGAAGGCAATCGAACTGAGTTATTATTTTGACGAATTTGTAAAGGAGAAATTAAGGTAACGCCATGGCAAAAAAGAGACTGACAGGAAACAACAGGACACTCTCCGACGACTGGGAAGAAACCTTGAGGCAGATACGTACACAAACCACCGTAGACTTCACCATGACCGGAGAAGAAAAGGCAAGGAAATTGCGCGAACTGGAAGCGGACCCTGTAGCATGGGCGAAGTTCATGTTTTACAGATATGCCAAATACGAGTTTGCAGGATTCCAGAAGAAAGCCATCAGGCGCATCATCGGGCATTCCGACGGGAACTGGTACGAAGTGCTGAGCTGGGCGCGTGAGCTGGCAAAGTCCACCATCGTGATGTTCATCGTGCTGTACCTGGTCATCGTGAAGAAAAACAAGCGGTGCGTCATCATGACCTCGGCGACCAATGACGGCGCAAGGAAGCTGCTGAACCAGTACCGGGCGCAGTTCGAGGCGAACGAGCGGCTGAAATATTTCTACGGCAACCTCATCGGTGACAAATGGACGGAGGACTATTTCACCCTCAGCACCCGCGTGTCGTTCATGGCGATGGGCTGGGGACAGTCACCGCGCGGAGTCAAAATGGACGAGGTACGCCCGGACGTATTGCTCATGGATGACTACGATACCGACGAGGAATGCCGCAATCCGGAGATAGTGAACAACAAATGGAACTGGTTCGAGCAGGCGCTGTTCTTCACCCGCTCCATCAGCGAGGCGCTGCTTACCGTCTGGACGGGGAACGTCATCGCAAAGGACTGCTGCGTCTCACGTGCAGGTAACAAGGCAAGGGAACTGGCAGCAAGGGAGAAGCCTATCGGAAACTGGGATATCATCAATATACGCATGGTGGATATCAATAATCCCGATCCGCAGGCGGATTACCAGTTCGGAACGTCCGTATGGCCGGAAAAGAACACTGAGGAGACGATAGACGAGGTGCTGGCACAGGTGAGCCTCGCCAGCGGGCAGAAGGAGTGTTTCAATAATCCGGTGGTGGAGGGTTCCTACTTCAAGGAGATACGCTGGGGAGAATGCCCGCCCATAGGCAAGCTCAAATATATTGTCAGTTACGGGGACCCGGCACCGAGCAACACCACCGGCAAGAAGGCGAAGAAGAACTCCTTCAAGGCGAATTTTCTCATGGGACTATACGAGGGAACGCTGTATGTATATACCGGATATCTGCGGCATGTCACCAACGACGAGTTCGTGAACTGGTATTACTATCAGCGGGACTACGTAAGGGAAAGGACGCAGCAGAGGAACTACATAGAGAATAACAAACTGCAGGATCCGTTCTACCAACAGGTATTCGTTCCTCTTTTCCTTGCAAAAGGGAAGGAAAAAGGACATTACATCAATATCTCACCCGACGGGCGTGACAAACCCGACAAATTCGTGCGTATAGAAGGGAACCTGGAGCCGTTGAACAGGGCGGGAAGGCTCGTTTTCAACATACGGGAGAAGGACAACCCGGACATGCAGCGGCTGGAGGAACAGTTCAGACTGTTCGACGACGGACTACCGGCACCGGCAGACGGACCGGATACCATCGAAGGGGGATATTACATGTGCCAGCAGCTGAACGCCCACATGGAAGCCGGAAGTTACTGGATAGGAAGACGCCCCCATAACAAAAAAAGAATGTGACAAACCATTAAAAATAAAAATATATGGCTTATTTGGAAGTAGAGGAAATGACAACCCACATCTATGAGGAGGATATGGATACCATCAGCCATGGCGATGACGCGGCGATGATGTCGGCCATAGACGCCGCCATAGAGGAGGTACAGGGATATCTTACCAAGTACGATACAGGAAAGATATTCGCCGCCAGGGGAAAGGAACGCAATCCCATATTGCTGCTCTTTGTAAAGGACATAGCCGCCTGGCACTTCTGTAATATCTGTAACGCCGGAGTGGATATTGAAATGCGCGAAAAGCGCTACGATCGTGCCATTGAATGGCTCAGGAACAATCAGAACAGGCAGAACCCGAACCTGCCGGCAGCATCGGAGCAGCCGGGACGGCAAGAGTGCAGGTGCTGCGGGGAAATAGCATTCGGAAGCAACAGGAAACGTGACAACCACTTTTAAACGGAAACTTTATGACAAACAGGAAAAGGAAAGAACGGCAGGAAAAACCTGTGTCCAGGAAGGCCGTAACACCGGTATACAATCAGATACTGGTGCAGCCCGTGCACAGGGGAATAAACGACATAGGCACATGGAAAAGTGCGCTCAGGGCGGCTGACATGGGGCTGCGCAGCAAACTGTACGACCTGTATGAGGACATACTCATGGACGGGACTGTGACGGATGCCATCGGCAAACGTATAGAGGCGATAACCGACTGCGATATTAACTTTACGGTAAACAGGAAGGAAGTACCACGGATAACGGAACTCATAGATACTGTGGAGTTCGAGAACCAGCTGAAAGAGATCATGTGGAGCCTTTTCTGGGGAATATCCGTAGACGAATATTCTTTCGTGAACGGGTTCGGCTTCAACAGCATACCGCGCAAGCACATACGTCCCAAAGAGAAGCTGATACTGCGGCGCCAGTACGATACGGACGGGATCAGTTACAGCGATGACGGTATGATCATACAGTGGGGAGAGGATAATGACCTTGGGCTCTTGCTGAAAGTGGCTCCCTATGTGATATACAAGCGCGGGGGATTCGGGGACTGGGCACAGTTCGTGGAACTCTTCGGGATGCCGCAGCGCATAGGAAAGTACAACAGCATGGACGAACAAAGCAGGAGGCTTCTCATACAGGCGTTCGAGGAAGCGGGATCGGCACCGTACATTGTCATCCCGAAAGAGAGTGACGTGGAACAGACGACACTCAGCGGAAGCAGCAACGGGGCGCTCTATAACGATTTCCGCAATGCCTGCAACGAGGAGATACTCATAACCGTACTGGGACAGACCATGACCACCAAGGACGGTGCGTCGCTCTCGCAGAGCAAGGTACATCTGGAAGTGCAGGAGAAGAAACACCGCAGCGACCGGCGTTTTGTCATACGCATGCTGAACAAATACCTTGTACCGCTGCTTGAAAGCAGGGGATATCCGGTACATGGCGGAAAGTTCTCATTCGTGGACAAGAAGGACGAACTTACCGTAAGCGACCTGAAAACGCTCTCTACGATGATTCCTATTCCCCGCAGTTACGGCTATGAGAAATACGGCATCCCCGAACCGAAGGACGGGGAGGAAGTGTTCATGGGGGCACCGGCCGATACGGGAAATGATGACCGGCCGGCCAAAGCGGTAAAACCACAGGTCAGGAATGGTACACCCGTAGGAACGGTGGAGAATGCCGATGAACGTACGCTTTGGGAAAGGATAAAGTCTTTTTTCGTGGCGGCCCCGCATCCGGGCGGGGCTGGCATAATCCGCATGAGTGATACCTCCCCCCTGGATGAAAGGCTCATCGCTGCCGTATGGAACAGTGAACTGGCAGGTTTCAGCCCGGAGCTTTTCCGGTTCTTTGCCGAAGACTTTTTAAAGGCTGTTCGAACGGCATTTGAAGAAGGACCGAGAAATGCCGATGTGGACGTGGCCTACAAGTTGTCGGATGACCTGTTCCGTATGGCGATGGAGCAGAACCTGTTCCATTTCTCCGCTGCCAAGACGCTGGCGGAAATACAGGAGCTGAACAGGCTCTTCCGGGAAAGCGGGAGCTTTGGTGAGTTTCACCGCAGGGCAAAGGAAACCACCGAAGTGTTTAACAAGACCTGGCAGAGGACGGAATACGAAACGGCGGTACTCACAGCCGAAGGTATGTCTACCTACCGGAAATTGCGGACCAGGAAAAAGGTATATCCTTTCTGGGAGTACCTGACGGTGAATGACGGCAAGGTACGTGAGGAACACATGAAGCTTCATGGGGTCATCCTGCCCGAAAATGACCCGCGGTGGAACAAAATATACCCGCCGAACGGTTGGGCCTGCAGGTGCCTCGTGACCGGACGGATGAAGCACCAGGTAAAGGTCGATCTTGAAGAGATGCGCCGGCGTGTGGACGACTTCCTGAAAACGGCCGAATGGAAAAAGGCCGAGGCGCAAGGCTGGGGAGTGAACCGTTGTGACTCGGCACAGGTATTCACAGCCGACCAGATGTACATCCGCAAGTTCCCGCAGCAGGCATCGTCCTATCTGAAGGACATGACCGCCGAACGCTGGAACCTGCCCGGGGTACAGGCCATGAAGAGGGACGCTTCAGGAAATATCCCTGTCAGTGGGCGGAGTGAACAGGAGGTATGGGAAACATACGCCGAAGACGGAAGAATCGTACTGACGGATTATGATGGCCGGAAAGTCATTGTCGAGAAAAAACAGTTCGACAGCCATACTGCAGGCAAGGGACGGGACAACCGCATAAGATACTGGGATGCCATGCTGGAAACCCTGCACGCCCCGGACGAGGTGTGGCTCAATGATGAGATAAAGCATGACCTGCTTGATACCTATTGCCTGTTGAAATACTACAGGGATGAGGTACTGGCCGTAAACTACCGGATAGAAGGGGAAAAGCTGGTGCTGAAGACCTGGTATGTCATGCAGACACGCACACCGGGAAACCGGAAAGTAAACCTTAAAAAGGAGATATGGGACAAACGCCGCAGGGGGCTGCTGATAAAAAAGCGTCGGAGCGCATCCTCGCGTCCGTCCGAACCGTAAAGGTGGAACGATGCCGTCGTTCCTCCGCCCGTTCGGATTGGATGGCCGGTGTTGCACTCCTTCTTGGGGCTGATCCTGCCTGGCGCTGTCGATTCTCAGACCTTGCAAATCCCCCTTGCACCCCCGGGGTGTTGGATGCGTGTTGTCTCCCCGTCAGGACAGGACTTCGATGCAAATATAACCATTTTAAAATGTAAAGCAATGGATTTCAGCAAGGAATTGGAACAAAGGGTGAAAGAAGCCATAGAGGCGGTACCCGAAGCGGTGGCTTCCACTGCAAAACGGTACTTCCTGGAACGTTTCTCGGAAAAGGCGTTCGACGGGGAACCATGGAAGCCATGGGGTAAAAGATACAAGCCCGGAAAGGGGACACTGCTTGTACAGAGTGGAGCCCTTCGTAAGAGTATCGACGTTGACGAGATCAACGCCCGCAGGGTGGTCATTACCGCCGGTGGTGACAGGGTGCCTTATGCACGTGCCCATAACGAGGGATTCTCCGGCAGCGTAGTGGTAAGAAGCCATGAACGTGTGTCCAAAAAAGGGAAGCCGTACGTGGTGAAACAGCACACCCGGAAAATGCTGGTACCCCGCCGCCGGTTCATGGGAGAAAGCCATGAATTGGAAACACTCATAAAAAAAGATGTGGAACAACTGTTTAAAAATACAATGGAACGATGAAAAAAGAAATCTTGAAAACAGTAATGGAACGTATTCGTGAAAAAGTGCCGGAACTGCGCTGGGTGGATGCTGACGAAGGGCAGCTGGATTTCCAGGACAGCCGGCCGCCTGTGGCATTCCCGTGCTGCCTGGTGGAACTCAGCTATCCGGGAGCGGAAAACATGTCGGCGGCACATCCCGGAATGCAGCGTGTACAGGTTTCCCTGGAGCTGAAAATCGGCTTTAACGACTGTGCCTCGTTCAATGTGAACAAGCCACTGCAGGTGCAGGAGACGGCTTTCGCAAGGCTCGATATGGTAGAAGCGCTGCATAGGGCGGTACAGGGATTCAAAATGGAGAACTGCGCCAAATCATTCAGAAGAGCGCGGTGCAGACCGCAGAAGAGACCGGACGGGCTCAAAGTCTATGAGGTTGTATATACAGCCGATTTTATAGACAATATATAAGGTTACCATTTCCAGCTGGGAAACATACGGCGGAGCTGGCGGACAGTGGCATGGGTGCTGCAGAGCCATTCGAAGAAGTCGGCGCATTCAAGCCAGGCGTTGTTGATGGTACGCTCGTCGACGAAGAACTCGTTTTCCGCGAGGATGATCATCACGTCGTCAAGACGGCGGCGCATAATCTCGCGCCAGTAGTACAAGCGGGCGGTCATCACACGGTTACGCAGGCGGATACGCTCGCCGCGACTCGCAGCGCTGCGACGCAACGGAGTGCTTGAAAGTTTGCCGCACCGTTCGTTGAAACCGAGCTTGCCGCATGGAAAAAGTTCTAACTGACTGCCCATATCCTGAAAAATGAATTGTAACCCCTGAATACTCTGAAAACCTGATACAAAGATACGTAGTATGACACATATATGCAACAAAGAACGCCATATCAAATATTACGGCGCTTTCTAAGGCGGGAAAATAAAGCAGCCGTTACAAGATTACTTGCAGCGGCTGCACTTCCTTACAGGGCTTAAACGGCACTGTCTCACTCTGTCTGTTGATAATAACCGCAATACCCGTCCTCATGTATATTCAGGTCTATAAAAGGAATCAGGCAGCATTTGGATATATTGTCTAAACTCATGGTACGATAATAATATTTACAGTTACCGCATCGCCTCGCTTCTTCACGATATTTCATACGTTTAAGCAGTTCGGTTTGGAGCTCAGGGCCCGTCAGTTTGAAATTCTTTTCGTTGTCCATACTTTTTATTTTATCATTTTCTGAAATATATCATCAATCAATCCTTTAATCTCACAGACATAGCTTTCCATGTTCCATCCTTCCAACCGGCACACCAGCAAGTCAAACTCTATTTCCTGGAGCAACTTTACTTTGAAGCTCTCGCGGGCAAAGGCGTTTACCCTTTGACGTACCTCCCGGCTGATCATCGGGCCCTCTTTGGGCTCTTTGCCCTTGGGGACGGATTCTCTTGCGGGAGGGTGGTTGGCTGTCATACTGTCAACGGGAACACCCGAAGCTTTTACAAGGATTCTTATTCCACCGTTTAAAATACTTCTCCCGTTCGTATAGAAATCATATCCGGACAGGGGCGAACCGGTATGTCTGTCAATGGAGAAACCTTCAGGAGGTTCATCGTAAAGCACCCAGCCCATGTACTTATTCATATTCTATTTGGTTTTAAATCAATCGCCTTCCATCCCGTTCACGAATTTCCGGTACTCCAGTTCCGTTTTGGCAAGGTTTATCAGCGTGTTCACACCCTGGAATACCTGCTTTGCCTGGCTGACATGCTCCGGAGAGGATTTGACATTCTCAATCTGCTGGAGTACCGTATCACGGAGCTTTTGGATGATACCGGGGTTCACCGTTGATACTGCATCCAGCCGTTTGTTGGCAAGTACGATGACTTGTGTCGTAACGGGTTTGAACTGTTCCAATTTAGCCGGAAGATTGATGTAATTGAAGACAAGCGTCTTGCCGTTGTTCAGGTAGATTTCCACCTCATCGCCGTCATCACCGGTTCCCTCGCAGTAACCCAGTACGACGACCTCTTCATTCCTGTACAGGTATGGCTTGTTCACCATTCCCTGCAGACGTTCGAGTGTATTCATTATTGATTGTTTATTGGTTGGTTATTGATTGTTCGATTCATTGATAGCCCTTGAAAGGCGCCCCTTCAGATATACGAGTTCCTTTACCTCTTCGGGCAGGTTGTGCAGGCTATTACGCTGCATGAGCTCGGCATTGCTGATACATTCCAGGTTCTCAAGTGTGCAGTTCAGCGTATTGCCGTCGCGGAAAACGATATTGTAGCCTTTCGGAACCGGGCCATGCGCCTGTTGCCATAACAGCATATGCTTTGGTATCCATTTCCCCAAAGAGATACGCACATAAACGTACCGGTGTCCGTTTTTGTCTTTACGGATACTCTCGGCACCGTCATAAAGCGTATTGTCGGGCATGTGCCCTTTTTTAAACATGGTGGCCGAAACTTTAGCATATACCCCGGCATTCATTTTCCTGCCTTTGTTGGCCGGCACGTGCCCCTTTGGAAAACGGTGTGCCGTTCCACTGTCGGCAAGCTGCCTTGACATCTCACTCCGCAGTTTTTTCAAATACTCCGGAGACTTCTTGAGTCCCAGACGGTCGGCAAGGTTGTAAACGGAAGCGGCCGATATTCCAAAGAGACGGGCTATTTCTTTTGTTGAGCAGTGAGGGTACAACCGGGTAATTTCAGTTTTCTCGGCCTCTGTGTAGATATGCTTTTTCATGATTGCTATGGTTTTGAAAGTTATTTTACCGTATACAGCCTGCAGCCTGTCTTCTCCTTTGCCCTTAAAAGGAAACTGGCGGCTTCATCGCTGTCGACCACCAGCCTGATGGCGGTAAGGCCCTCTGTCTTGGGCTTTTGCAGAAGAAGTGGGCAGGGCTGGCCGTAGTAGTTCCAGTAGAAGATGAATTCGCCCAGATGGAAGTTGTCTATTTGGACGATATATTTTATCGGGATGCGCGGTGTCATATCTCCTGCTTTTTGCTGAAACAGGCTTTCACCTCCCCGTCCGGAACCCATTCCACTGTAACGATACCTTTTACATGTCCGGTTCCTCCACATTTCGGACAGGGTATCTTTACCCGTTCATGGATAATTTCAGGATTCCAGAACCAGCCGTTACCGTGACAGTAACCACAGGCATACCCTGTATAGTAGCCTATGGTTTCTTTACCGGTACCGAAGTTCGGGGAACTGAGCACCAATATATCTTTCTTCTCACTCATGCTTCGATATAATAGGTTTGGACAATCATGTGGTTACGGAAGATATGTATCACTGTCCTGCCTTCATCCTGCCGTAGTTCGGTTTCCACAAAGCTGCGGCGGATGTCTCCTTTTTCCATTAACGAACGGATTTCAGCGTCGATGAATGATTTCAGGTTACGGAAATCCTGCTCATTTCCCTTCAGTCCGGTGGCATCCAGCTGGCTGACCGACAGCTGGAGCTTGAGAAGCCAGAGCGGCTTGTCATTGGGGATGCTTGACTTGTAAGTTATCTTTGCCATCATTCTTTCTTAATTTTGTTTTTAGTTTCATAAACAGCATGACTCTATCCCATAATATCAGATAGGCACTCCAATAATCTTGGAAGCTAAAATAGTACCAGCTCATTTGTATATACCATATAGGCAAATAAACAATGAATATGGCTAACCATAAAGGGGATAGTATCCATCTAATTATTAGTCTGAGTTCACTCATTACTTTATTATTTTGAATAAAGGGCGCATCCGAATAAAACTAAAGTGTCAAATTTTAAAATTATTGCAGAAATGGATACGCCCTTTCGTTTTTTATTCTTAATTTTGATATTGTCAAATTTTAAATTCTATTGCCTATGAAATTAACTCAAGAACAGCTTAACAAGCTGTCAAGCAAATTAAAAATTGCTCCATCATGTCCTAACTGTGGATTTAATGGACAAATGAGCTTACAACCAGATGAATACCAGCTAACATCAGTTGAGCATTCGGGAAGTTCCTACAATATAGGAGGTCCAATGTCATTCATGCCATTAGCTGGAGTTTTATGCCCTCAATGTGGGTATGTTAGATTATTCAATCTAAAGATTTTGGGCATTGTCTGATACGGAATTTACTGTTCCATTATCAGAAATTGAAAAAATGGTTGATTCATCAGTTAGCTGATTCTCTACAAGTCTGCACTGATGAATTACCTCTTCAATATCCTCCTTTGTTTTTATTCCGATAGCTTCTATGCTAAATAAATATTCATGCTTCTTTTCTTGTCCTTCAATTATTAAAGCCTGATTCTCTTTCTTAGTTATAAGTCTCATAATATACTACGCTTACCTATACAGCATTAGGTTCAAGTTTTATCAGTTTTGAATTACTGTTTAAATTCCGGTAAAATACCGAGGTATAAGTACTCTTCGTTATAGGAAGTTTCAAGTTTCTCTCTTACAATGTTGCAAGCAACTTGAAAGCCAGCCATATAATCTACTTGAGAAATAGTTCTACCTGAATATTTCTCCGCCATTTCAAATACTTCTTTTTTATTCATTACCGTTTTTACTTATGCTAATTGAATCCCATAATTTGCACCTTTTTTCACCCACGTAAAAGAACCTTTAATTCTGCCTTTTACCATTTTCTTAATAATATCTTCAGTGTCACTCATAAATACCTGATACCTTATCTTTTGCTCACGCCACCCTTTATCTTTGTCCTCATAGGGGACAAGAATTAAAACGGCGGAAGAACGTCCACGCTCATAGCCTGCTATGTACAAGTCAGCTTCAAATACATAGTTTTCTCTTTCTTCATTATAGGCATCTCCATCCCATTTACATGGCACGCCATGTAAAAAGTGCATTTTCCAAGTTTGTTTCTTCATTTCTTTATATTCTGTTTCCAGCCATTCAACCGGTAGACCTCACGCCGGGCTTCCTCTTTCGTGAGGAACTGCCCGACTTTGGTCCCAGTGGAACCGGTGGCGTCACGCCGGATACGGTACACCACCCAGTTCCTGCCATGCGGCCGATATTCGTAATACTCCTCAGGCAGATTGCGCATCGTTCTCTTTTTTGGGCTCCACATAGAAAGTCTCTTCCTGTACAACCTGTACGCCGATCTTCGGGAAAAACTCAGCAACTTCCGGGTTATCCCGGTCAGCCAGCAGCTTGTCTTTTGCCAGCTCGTCCGTTGTACGGATATATTGCGGCAACAATTCCTTGCAGATGTTGGTTACTGCTGCCCAGGTAAAACCTTTCAGGTTCTTCAGCTTCGGTGTGCCGGTACGGAAACCGAATACGCCATGAGCACTCTCGAGGCTTTTCCGCTTGGAGAATAGTTCTTCCTTGTTTTCTACGGCGTACGCCTGCATGATGTCAAAGTTCTTTTCCTTCGTGGCAGACAGCTCTGCCAACTGATCCGCATATTTCTCGCGGATACGCGTCATCTCAATATCCATTTTTGAGGTAAGGTTCTGTACTTTGGCGTCGGCCGCTGCAAAGTCTGCGAATGCCTGTTCTGCCTGTTCGCGGGTGATACCGCTGACTACTGTTTTCTTTGTTCTTGCCATAATAAATGTTTTTTTATAGGGTTAATAATGTAATTTCTTTCTTCTGTCCCGGTTCTGCTTGCGCCAGCGCTCCTTAGCGGCTGCCGTCTTGGCCGGAGTGCTGTTTCCCTCCTGTTCCTGTTCCAGATGGGCGAGTCGTATCTGCTCGGCCCTGTACTCGTCAAGCAACCGGTCGAATTCGGCCACCGGAAGGGGAACGGGACTTCCAAGCAGTTTTTCTTCCAGGATATTGATGCGTCCGCGGCATTCGGAAAGCCGGTTCTCCAATTCCCGGTAACGTTCGGTGGTGTTGTAGGCGGCAGGCATGGTTATAATGTATCGCGAAGTTTCCTGATTTTCTTATCCAGTTCCCGGCGGCTATAATAAGTGAACTTTCCTTTCCTATAACTGTGTACCAGTCCGCGGGAGGCATAGCCCTTGATTGTATTCTTGCCGCATGAGAGGTAACGGCAGGCCTCGTTCTGTTTCATCAGGTCATCCATATCGGCATCCTCGGGCAATGGAAGAGGCGTACAATCACCGGGAGCAGCTTTACGGCGTAAACCTGTCCAATGTTCCAGGCGTTCGATGCGGGCCAGTAAACGGTTGAACTCTTTGCGTGAGAGCATTATCGTATCACCCTCTTCGTCTACTACACCTAATGTTCCGATGGCGGCAAAGTCCGCCGCTGTCATGTTCTGTACATCCGGTATCAGTTCTTCCAGACCGATATGTCCGGCAGAAAACCGGGCGGCATCGCGGGCGGCGAAGAACATCTCTTCGTCACGATTCTCTTCTGCAACTTCCATGACGTATTTCTGGAATACCTGTTGTTCGGTCATGCTGCCCTGCAATACCTCGGCCTGTACAAGACTGAGCCGGTCGGCTTTACGAGTCAATATCGCCACAGCCTGTTTGATTTCATTTTTCGTTCTCATATTGTTTCATTTTTCTGTTTCTTTTCCTCACGCCGCATCCAAGCTTCCAGCTGCTTCTTGGTATCCTGTAACTCCCACAGTTTCATGGCGGTAACATCCTTGCGCGCCTTGCTGTATTTCCTCGCCCACATATTGAGCTTCGCAACGTTCATCCGGTATTCGTCTTCATTGTCACTGGTGAAACCCTGATTGAGCTGCGGTATCATGAAAGAAAGGCGGTAGATGTCGCGGAACACACTTTTCGCTTCCGCCAGTTGCATCGCCCTTGTTTTTTCATCCGGTGGGTTCAGCCTTTCCAACAGCTGCCGCGCCTCGTGCATCGTCAGTTCCCGGCTGCTTACCGTACGTCCGGAAGTGAATTCATAGATGCATCCATGCCTGGCATCGTCATCCATACCGATGCGGTGGAAAGTGGCGTGCAAAGCTTTGAGCTGCTGGACACTGATCTGTTTATCCTTATTCGTTTTCATCATTCAAAATCGGTTTTTCTCCGAAATAAATTTCCGCTTCTTCCGGCCAGATATCATAGTATCCTTTCGGGCCTATGAAACGGCCATGGGAAAAAGCACGTTTGCCTTCTACATAGATTTTCAGTGAGGCGTTGTACAAAACCTTCTTGGCTGTACGCCCGTCCGGATTCTGACCGCTGGCATGACTGATGAAGATAAGCAGCTTGTTTCTGTGCTGTTCTTTGAATTTAAGGAACTGTGGGAAGCTCATGTACGTATATTGGAAACTGTCTATTACAACAAAGTCCGGTGATTTCTGGCGTTTCAGGCGCAGACTGAGCTCGTCCATCGATTCACAGACCAATAAAAAACGGCGGTTTGTCTCCAGCATGTTGCTACGTCGTACGGTATTCTGCATGGTCAGGCTGATACCTTCCTCCAAACTGTTGTAAACTACACGACCATATTTGCACAATTCCTTGCAAAGCTTCATTACAAAAGAGGTTTTCCCGCTGCCTGACTTCCCCCAGACTATCCATACCCCCCGGCTTTCAGGAGTACCGAAAGCGTCGTACCATTCACCTTCGAATGGGAGCGTATCAAATTTCATGGACAGCAGTTCACGTACCCCTTTGGCATTACGCGCAAAGGTCCTGGCATCATTCACCGCTTCACTCATTGTTCCGTACCTCCTTTCATCCGTCTGGCTTCCAATATGCGCTTGCAGGCATGTACGACCCGTTTCACCCGGCGAAGGTCATATTCCCCCTGTTGTGCCTCACGCAGTACACGCTTTATTTCGGTCGGCTCTGTCAGCCCGTTGGCCCGGCAGATGGCATACACATCCTGTTCCGTTGCGGCACTCACATCAAAGAACTTGCGGCCGATACGGCTGTTTATCTCCTTGTAACCTTTCTTGTTATAGCGCAGGCCATTTTCCACCCGGCGCTTAATGTAGTCGGTGGAAAGAAAGATGATCCCCGCTTTATTCTCCAGACGGTTGTATATGCTGATGAAGTAGGAAAATACACTGTCCGTCAGTTTGTCTCCTTCGTCAAAAATGATAAGCGGATTTTGAAGAAAGGCTATCATGGAAATGGCATATTCCAGAATGTCACGCAGGTTGGTCCCGTCCACCGGAGCGCCGACCTGTTTGGCGATTTCCCGAACAAAATCGCTCTTTTTCATATCTTCAGAACAAAGGATATAGAACACATTGCGGTGTGTGCGGCGGTACTCGATGGCGGCGGTCGTCTTGCCGCAACCTGCATCACCCACTACCCAGGTGGTATTCTTGTAGGCCTGTGCGTCTGACATCGCGAAAGTAATCCGCTGGAAGGCATTGCTTTCTGTCAATGTCCAACGGTCCATACTGAAACCGATCTGTGCGGCTATACGGCTGAACATGTCATCACTGATACTGGTGTACTTCTGATTACATATTTGTGATACGGTTGCGGCACTGACACCGTTCAGGCTTTCACTGGCACGGTTCTGGCTGGGATAGTTACCGCAATATTCCAACAGTGCGTCACGTATGGCGTCTTTGTCTTGTTTACTGAGTTCTTTCATTTTTGAATGGTATTTAATTGATTATTGAATACTGGTTAATTATCGCTGAGGAACGACAGGTACATTTCAGCTTCAGTCATGCCGGAAACCTGCTTGGTGTATTCACCCGGGGAGGCGATGCCCGCAGGTTCTTCCTCTGGTTCGGCTTCATAAGTTCCCGGTCCGACACCTTCAGGATAGGCAACCGGGGCTTTCAGCTCCTCGTTGGCGTACTGTTCACGCTGCCGCTCCATGCTCTTCTGTGATTCACCCACCGGAAGGGGCATCACAAGCTTGGTGTAGGCTTCTCCTATGCTCTCCTCAAGCAACAGTTCCTCGCAGGCGATATAGTGCCCGGCAAGAGCACGCTTTTGGGCGCGTATCTGGGCGTAGAGCCGTTCGCTCTCCTCCGTACTGCGTTCTGCGGTAGCACGATGAAAGACGACTTTCGGGGTGGCAGTAGCGGCATACTTCAGCCTGTCGCCCGCACAGACTTCCCACAGTTCTACGGAGGTCATGTCCATGGGATCGTACTTGTAGCGGAAACTGACACCCACATTCTGCATGTGGAAACCCATATCTACCTGTCCGGATTCATCATAGACCATGTAACGGTACTCCTTGTTGTTACGGCTGAATACGAATCCCTGCTTGCCGTACTTCACGCTGTCCTTGCTGAGGAGCTTGAAGAGTTCCTGCACCTCGTATTCGTCCAGCTGTTCGGCTTTCGGGCTGTTGAGGGCCGTGTACATTTCCATACGGGTCATCCCCGTCTCACTAGTGGGATGCGGCATACTGTTCCATTCAAGACGGCATTTCAGATATTGCTCTTTCATCTCTTCCAGAGTAGGGAGTTGCGAGATGTTTTTCATTATCAGGTCGATGTTGACATGACTGCTCTCTTTGGTGGCGGTCACGTTTTGGCCGGTATAGTTGTAGAGCTTGTGCATCACCTGCTGCTGGAAACGTCCGAAAGCGCTTTCGATGGTCTTACTCTGGCCGTTGTGAGGCATGGTGGTCTTGTGCAGGTGGCATATTTTCTTGAAAAAGGCCTGTGCTTCCGGCTTCTTGTGCCCGCCCTGGTTATCGGTGACTATCTCATAAGGTTTGACCTTCCACGTTTCCAGCGCCATACGGTAGGCCTCATATTGTGTGAGGAAGTTCTCCGCACCGAAGGAGTAGCCCAGGAACATTTCCGAGCAGGCATCCATCACCTCGTACACATCAATGGTGCGTGCCACCATGCGTTTATTTTTCTTGTCGTAGTCCTTGTAATAGAGGTTCAGTTTCGTACCGTCACCGTACCATAATGTGTTGGGCATCTGCGGAAGTTTTGTGTCAAATTGCGGCATGAACTCGTTCTTGAAGGCGATTTCACCATGCACCACACCATACCACCACAGTTTGATGCCGGTCTTGTAGAGGTAGTTGATGACTGTCTGGGGGGATTCTACCGGTTTCAGCCTGTCTTCCTCACAGATGACACGCGCATTACGTTCCGCCACAATACGGTTGAACTCGTCGAATATCTCCATGTCGGTATATACCGGAAACTTGCTCCGCTTCAACCGCAGCAGGATACGTCCCTCTCGGGGGCCGATCTTGCGGGCGCTTTGGTTGCCGGTAGTACCGCTTACCAGCGCCACGTAACCCCGCTTCTTGTAGTCCCTGAACTTTTCTATCAGGCGGGATTCGCTTTTCGGTAGCGTATGGTTGAAAGACTTGCGAAGCTCCTCGCATAAGGAAATGACGGTATTGCGTACAAGGCTTTTGTGCGTATAGCCGTATTCGCTGTGTTTATTCTGCAGCCCCGTTTCCTGTACTATCATGGCATTCATCACTTTGGCGTTGAGTACATATTCCTTCTGACGATCTATGGAAATCTTGGGAGTATAGGTCTTGTAGAATTCCACAGCCTTGTCATCACTTTTCAGGCGGATATTCATAGGGTTGATTTGTCCTTTTTTGAGTTGTTTTTTTATATCAGGCAGTTTTTTTTCTACAACAGAGCGAAGTGCATCCGAAAGGGTCTCATAAGCCACAAGCACCTTACGTCCGTTACCACCTTTCTGTAAAACCTGAAACTTACGTTCACGAACATGTTTATCAAAATTAGATTTGCTCATAATACCACTACGAACAAGTTCATCAAACGTTATACATAATGTCTTTCCAAACATTTCCATAATCAGAAACTTTTCTCTTTTATTTGTGCAAGCCCCGGCATCGAACCGGGGAGCCGGCCGCTTCCGCATGATAAGGGAAACTCCGGCTTGCTGAACAAACCGTTCCTAAACAGTTGCGGTATCCGTCTTATCCGGCATAAGTGATATTGCTATGATGGCCGATAATGCGATAATTACAAACGCATTGCGGCTGTCCGCATCTGTTGCGTTCACATTTGTTCCCAACCACAGACCATAGGACATGCCTACAGCTACGGCAATCTTTTGAATTGTTCTCCAGGTTTTCATAATTATAAAGTTATCGAATCGTCTGTTATTACTGATTTCACATTTCCATGAGAGTCCAGTATCTTTACTGGGGAAACAGTCACATTCTCGTCACTCAATAGCCGTCCTCCAAGTTCATGTATAGCTACATGCCGCATCCGCGCCGCTTCAAGGCTGTTCCGTTTGAAGCTCATGGCAAGGCTTACACTCGGTTTAGTGGTCTTGAATACTTTTACCAGATATTCATAAGCGGCAGTTTTCTTTCGGGAATCTTCCCAGTCAATCTTCTTCATATATTTTTATGCTTTAATGTTTGTCAGTTTATCTACAAGCGTCAGGCGCAGTTCCTTGTCCTCTATCCGTGCCACATCGGCAAGTATATCCACCAGCCGTTCCTTTGTCAGGCGGTTATGGTTGCGTTTCACCGGTTCCGGGAAGAGGGAGAGCTGCTGTACCTGTGATTGCACCCGGTATGCTTCATCAATCTTGTTTACTACTAAGTCCTCTGCCCAGTCACGAAACATTTTCGCCCGTTCAGACTTGATGAAGAAGCCGAGACGGACAATACCGCGCTTAGTCCAAAGAATTTGCTTATTTTGAAGATAACCGCCTGATTTACACCCTGCGTTGGAAATTCCAACGCTCGTAATGAAGTGTTTCCCCTCTATTAATTCATCACGATGGTCGTGCTTCTGAGAACGTAAAGAGGAGGGATTAATTCCAAATCCTTTTGCTGCTTCATTTGTTGTTATCAAGAATTCAAACTTGTCATCCGGAAATATCTCAACCGATAAGTTCTCCGAAACGTGTTCTAAAACCTTTTCCATACTTATTATTATTTAAAGTATAATGATTATCTTTATCCGCTGTAAACGATTATTAGTGTTGCAAATCACTAATTACGCTGCAAATATATACGCAATATGCGTTTAAAACAAGTTTTTCAATAGAAATATACGCAATATGAGTGAAAAAATTAATAAAGCAGGGGTTTTAGACCGAATAAAGTCCTATTATGGACTAAAAAACAATGCAAAACTTGCATCTTTTTTGGGAGTTGCTCCTACAACTATCTCAAGTTGGTACGCAAGAGATAGTTTTGACTTAGATATAATATACTCAAAATGCGTTGATATTTCTTTTGATTGGCTTCTTACTGGTGAAGGTGCTATGCTCCGTACTAATGATGTGTCAACTCCAGAACCACTCCCCAGTATCAACCAAGAATATAAAGGTGCTCCTTATTATAATGTAGATTTCATAGGTGGTTTTGAGTTTGTTTCCAATGACCAGACGCAACTGCCGGACTATTATATAAACTATCCTCCATATAACAAGCCGGGAGTAATGTGGTGTAACCTTACCGGACATTCCATGGAACCAGAGATAAGCAATGGAGACGTAATAGCACTGAAAGAGGTTAAATCTCCCATAGAATACCTTCCTGCCGGAGAAATATATGGTATAATTACAGATGATTACCGTACGGTAAAACGTATTCGTCCGGGTGTTCAAAAAGGATTTGTACGTCTTATTCCGGCAAATAAGTCTCCTGAATTCTGTGAACAAGAAATTCCAGTCGAGATGATTCGACGGGTATTTGCTGTTTTAGGTAGTATCCGCAAGTTCTTTTAAATAACGGTAAAATGAATAGGAGGAAATCAATAAGGATATATTAAACAAGCAGCAAATATGTACGAGATAGACGAAAACGGGGAATTAGTATTTAAACGTAAAGTTGTAATGACCATGACCGAAGAACGGGCTGCACTATTAGATAAAATATTATTGGCGGCTACAGAGAGTAATCAAACTGTAATACTCCATGCTACAAGCCCAAATGATAAAACTGAATATATATCTGCTGGACGTGATTTGGAAAAACTTGAATTAGGGAAATTGTTATCATCTCAAGATGGAGTCTTTTTTATTTTACCTGAAGGAATCTCTTTTATAAGAAAACATACATTCACTCAACTATATAAAGAACAGCGACGCAAAAATAGAAATAAGAAAATAGCAAATTGGATAAGTTTACTCGCAGGTATTGCTGGTATTATTGGTACTTGGAAGGCCTGCTCTTAGCTCGTTGACTTTTTTCAATATTTTAGTGTATAGCTCTCGATATCCTGCATCTTCGATGTCACTTATATATCCATCAATAGGTTCATATCCGTTTACTGCACAAAACAGGATTTCGAGTGCATGCTGATACCGTGGAAGTTCCTTGTGTGAATAGAGAACCTCGCGGATGATATTTCTTTTTATAATGGGAATATCTATTTTCATACTAAATAATGCTCCCGGCACAATCACCGGGAGCGTTTCCATCAACAATCAATCAATTACCTTAAAATCTCCGTACGTTTAATTCCCTCAGACGGAGCACTGAATAGTGGGAACGTTCGTCTCTACCTTCAAAAACCATTGTGGCAGCAACAAGACTCGAACTTGTGACAAAAGAACTGCACACATGTATCATCACGTATGCATATCTGCGCTCTACCAACTGAGCTATACTGCCAATTATTTGTGACGCGCACGCGTTTATGATGCTAAAATAGCATTTATTTTATAAATATCTATTATAAATCAAGTACTTATAAAAGAGGCACAACCGTATCACTTACCAAAAGAACTATACTATCCCCCTATAAATGTCTATTTAAACGCCTAAAAACATAACTTAAAAGGAAACATCATATAAAAAACATACCTCAAAAACATAGTAAAAAGTATGCCCAACTTTTTCACAGGTAAATAATTTACACATAAAAGTATGTCCAACTTAGTATGCCCAACAGTATGCCCAACTCACTATTTAACATTTCGACACTCTATTATTTCCTCTTATTATTATTACTGCTTACCTTAATTTTATTGAATAGATACTCGCTTTTTCTAAACACTTTAAACAGTATATTTTTCTACTAAAATAGTTCTATATAATAATTATTTAGAATATATTTGTAGAAAGAAATATCTAAATAATGAATTTATGACTAAGGTAATTCACGTACATCTCATTTTCGAGAAGAAGGACTATTATTTCGGCAGTATCAGCGCCATCTACACCGTTCTAAATGACGCCCAAATAGGTATCAAAAAAAACTCTTTACTTCATGCTGGTCTCACTGACGGTGGCGTTAAAATAACCCGTAGAGCCATTATCAAGCAGTCTCACCTTATTCGTAGCACCCAAGAGTAACCTCACACCAAACCGCACAGAAAAGGGCTGAATTGTGCCTCAAAAAGCATCAATTCAACCCTTCGTGTTACTCTAATATCATTTTTGCTGTTTAGAACTTCATAGAAACTCTATTAAATTAGCCCATAATATAAGCAAATATAACGGAACGTTTTGAGTATATAAACTCTGTATTTTTGCGTCAATTCCCTTATTTATAGGTATTTCAACAACATTCAGCCTATCTTCATTTACGCACAAAGTGATTTATCCCCCGTAAATAGTCTTTTCCCACAAATCACTGTGTTCTGGAATTGACTAAATATCCCAATAACTTTTTCATAGTCCCCTGATTGATACCGATAGGGAGACCAACGGTGTAGCCCACAGTATGCGTATTGTACTGTGGGCTACACCGTTTTTGTTCTATACCTTATTATAGTATGTAGGCAGAATACCAACTCTTATTACCCCATTATTCATTCACGCAAGTAAAGTTGGTCTCCCCATTGGTCTCCCGAAACGTTCTGCCTGTTACTTTTTCTTTCTTTTATCAAAAGTCGGCAGACGGTTGAGGTCTGTTTTGGCTATGAATCCCCTTGAAATATCTTATCAAATCTACTACCAAGCCGTTTTTTTGAACCATTTTTTCGGCTCTATGACCTCATTTTTTGTCCAATTCATAACAAATTGTATATCAACTCCCTGCAATAAACATATTGATAAAAGTATGATTTCTTGCAGATATACTATATTGTTTTTATAGATATTATCTCTCTGTTTATCAGATATTTACATAGATATCATATTATTCATTTCTTGTAATTTTGCAATCGAAATCACAAGCAATGCACATGCTTGCAGCGGTGAGTGAATTGCGTTGGTTGAGTGGTTGATGTTTAATCAGCAAAATTAATAAAATATGAATAAAAATCAAAACATTACCATTATTAATGGTTCGGAACTTCTCTCGAAGTTGGAGCAACCGTTGGATGAATTAAGAACAGACGTGAGGAATTTGCAAGTGGAAGTCAGAAAGAAGACAACGGTCAAGTATTATACCATATCCGAAGTTTGCAACATTCTGCATGTCTCACGAAGTTCTATAAATAGGTACATCAGGGCTGGACTTCTGATAGCCCACAAAGCAGGGAGAAGGGTTCTAATATCGGAAGCGAGCATTAGAAAAGCCCTGATACCTATTAATAATGTAGATAACAACAAATACCAATTTTAAATTTTTCAAATATGATAAAACGACAAATGCGGGTTATGAACTTCATAACCAGAGAGCGAGTATATCGCTTTTTAGAAGAATACAGTAAAAGCACATTAGCTAAATTCCTGCGTTCTTATTTCCCTAAAGAAGTGGTTGATTCTCTTTTGGCTTCATTTGAAGTCAGAATTGATACGAGGTGTTGCTATAAAGGGGATTATGCAGCAATCTTGGTATTCAAAAGCAAGGACGGAAAAATTCGTGATGTAAGGATGATACTCTTTAACCCCGACACAGGAATGATTGTCCGTGACGGAGACGGGGATGCGCTTATCCAACATACCAAAAAACAGAACTCCCATGTGGAATACGAATCTGTTCCGTATGGTGACAAGTATTATTCTCTCGCAAAAGAATTAATCGAGGGGTACGCTCTAACATTTCTACCCACTCTCTTTGGTATGCAGAGAATCAATGGGGCAAAACATATTGGCGTGGTAACATCTCCTGTTGATGCGTTGGTTATGTCAATCATAGATCCACATCGTACGTGGCTGGCTACCGGGCATGAGGGTAAGTTTGGTATTGCATTATATCATCCTAACGTGATACAGGATTTGCGTGAAACGGGTGTACGGGTTACGCTTTATCCTGAATTTGACGGAGAGGCAGAAGCCGAACAAATAAAGTTCCACTTGTTGCAAAACAGGATACCAGCCGATGTCTATCCACATCTTGATTATCTTAAGAATTGTGAGTTTGTGGGACATCGTAAGAGCATTGCCACCATTGCCTTAAAAATGATTGACATGCAGTTCTCTTACAGCGATATTATGCACGCTCTACGGTTGGTTGACGAACAGGATATATTTCATTATTAAGCACAGGAGCACGGGGCAATTAATATCAAGGTGGTTGCCCCGTGTCTATGAAACCTACCAAGTCGGTTCTTTGTATCCACCTTGATAACGTGATTAGCACAATAAAATATTAACCCGATTGCAAATGATGTTCTGATTATCTGCAATCTAAAAACAGAACAAAAAATGAGAAAAACAATTAATAGCAATAAACTGCAGTTTGATACAGTAAGATTTAGTACAAGTAGTGATAACATTTCATTGATTGAGGGTAAAGAGCATCTTTTCAAGCATACACTTGATATGGAGACGGGAGAATTGTCAATTATAGAGTTTAACTCACAAGCCAATCAAAACAATCGTGCTCTTGTGCCCTTCTCCCTCTATATCCATGCCAACAGACAGTCCAAGAGAATGACCATAGAGTTCTCCTCTAAATTGCTGTTGGAAGATTATCCCCTACTTATATCAGAGGACACCTTTCCGCAAGCATTACGGAATATAGAGAGGTTGGGTATCTGCAAACTTAATGTGGAAGCCATTATTGAGGATTGCTCTTTCAATAAACTCCATGCTACAAAAGATGTGGATATGGAACTCACAGAATCCATACTGAATACACTGAATCTATGCACAGGCGACTATCGCAGATATAACTGGAAGCGTTATATGGGAGAAAGTATCTGTTTCAAGAAAGATGTAAAGACAAAAGATTGTCAAGAGGAACTGAACATCTACAACAAAGAAGTGGAAATCCTCACAGGCAAGAACAAACCATTTCTAAAAATGGTGAGCAACCCGACAGAAATTATGGCGCATTATGAAAAGAAGACAAGGTTTGAACTGAAAATGGGAACGAAAAGGATGATTATGAAAAAGCTGAAAATATCCGATACATCATACTACAATGTCATGCGTGGCAATCCGAATATCCTGTTGGAACAGTTTGATTGCATATTCACTCCCTCTGCCAATAGCAAGGCTACTGATACATCACTTATTAATGGTTTTACCGACTATACCTTGTTCTGTACACTCTGTTTTCATAAATTCAACTTAAAGACAATAGAGCAGGATATAAAAGACAGGAGACTGTATGGACCAAATTCACGATGTGCGTTGGGACGGGCAATGAACAAAGTAAAATCAATGGCTCATGCTTGGAATAAACAGTCCACGAATGCCAATAGCATTATCGAAGAAATCAGGGAAAAACTGGAAAGCAAAAGTATGAACTTGTAAGGCTAAAGATATGGTATTGGGAGTGTGTGGTAATTAACCAAATGATTGTCACACAATGTATATGACAGCCTTGTTACGAAATATGACAAGCCGTCATATTATGCGATTCCAATCAGTACCAAATCACTTGAAAACAGCAAATGTACATGATATTGAGAGGAACGATTCTTGAAAGAAAAAATGATAGAATAAAAAAGTATTGATATGTCTAAGAAAGATTTTTTCTATTGTAAAGATGTAATCAGATTCTCCTTGAAGAATGCCACGAAGCCGATTTCCACTATCAGACTACGGATGAATCTGCATGGTGAAAGACTGACATTCTATCTGCCTGTCGAGTACAAGATACAGCCCAAACATTGGGACAAGGAAATGGGGTGTGCCATAGAGGACAGCAAACGGAATCCCGACTTGAAAGGGAATATACGGCTGCAACTGATATTACGCAATATCAACAAAGAGATTGAGAAAACCACCAATGCCCTAATCAAGGTGTTGGAGGAAATGAAATTGCACGAAATCTATCCTAGTGTGGATGCAGTGCGTACAAAGTTGCGTGAAGAATTGAACCAAGCTACAAAGGAAAAGCGGATGTTTGCAGACTTCATCAGCTTCATGGAATACTATATTTCCCTCTGCAAGGACGGAACTATACTGAACAGCAAAGGGGGAAGACTGGCAGCAGGTACAATACAGAGCTATGCTTCAACTCTGAAAATCGTAAAGCAGTATTGCGCCAACAGACGGATAAAGTTGAGATTGGACGGTGTAACCGTGAACTTCTACAATGACTTTGTGAAATTTATGAATGAAGCCAGCCATTCCCGTGGAAAATACAAGCCGAATGCGATTGGAAAATTCGTCAAGAGCATAAAGGCTATGTTGCGGTATGCCTACGAGAACAACTATACCGCCAATGACGACTTTAAGCGCAGGGAGTTCAAAGTGTATAAGGAAAATGTGGAAACGGTCTATCTGACGGAGAAAGAATTGGATAACCTCTACAATCTTGAACTCAACGAGGGTGAATCTTGTGTAAGGGACAGCTTCATTGTATCAAGTTATACAGGGTTGCGCTATTCCGATATAGCACGCTTACAGCAGAAACACTTGGACTTTGACAACAAACTGCTGACGATTGTAACCCAAAAGACCAATACGCTTGTGGTAATCCCCATGCACCCTAAAGTAGAAGCCATTTTCCGCAAGTATGGAAACCAACCGCCTGCTGTGCAGTCCAACCAAAGTACAAACAGAATATTAAAAAAGTTGTGCCGTAAGGCAGGAATCACTAACTTTGTCTCTGTGGTTGAGACATCGGGGGGAATTAAGCATGAGATTACCCATGAGAAGTGCGACATGGTAACCAGCCATACAGCCCGAAGAAGTTTTGCTACCAATGCTTACAGGGCAGGAATACCGAGCTTGTCTATCATGCAGATAACGGGACACAGCACGGAAACCAGTTTTATGAAGTATATCAGAATATCCAAGGAAGAGAATGCGATTGCGTTAAGCAAGCATACTTTTTTCCGAGCTAATGTATAATAAACAAATATCTAAAAATGATGAACGATAAAGAATTGAAGTACAGAAAGAGTATAGAGGAGTTTATCTTTGTTGCAGAATCCTCTACTGAAATAATATGCGATATTATTACAAACGAATTGTCCCTAAATGAGCATTATAAGGAAAAGACGGAGGTTAGGTTGAGGAATGCATTAGAGGTGTTCTTTAAGAATAATCGTATATATTATCCCGACAATAATATGTTTGAAGGAAAAATCGTGTTTAATCCTGAAATGATGCACGACTTGACTGCAAATGAGTTTACTTATAACGGGGTAACGTATAAGGAAGATTTCTCCGACTATGACGAGACAACAACCAATACGTATCGGTTGGCGCATGAACAGTATCTAAGGGAAAAGTATCACACAGACAGGTTTGACTACATGAAATCGGAAACAAACATAGTGGAACTATTCCAAGATGAACAGTTTTTTAAGAAATTATACACCGAAATTAATGGAGAGGGCAAGAAGCGAAACAAAGATTTGGATTGTATAAAAATATCATCCTTAAAGAAATATACAATACAACTTGAAGCGGTTGTTTCCCGTTTGGACTCCCTTTCCGATAAAATAAATGTAAAGTGTGCCTTTGATATTAAACGCTGGGAAGAGTGTGTCCGAGACTATTCTTATAATCTTTTGATATTACTGTCCAAAGTTGGTTATCCTGACTTCAACACCATAGACGGAGTGTTTATATTGAAAAACTTACTTGATGCTGTTGGCATTGATATGTCAATGGATGATACAGATAAGTTTATTGCTGCGGTAATAGGCTGTCCGATAAGTACAGTAACCACCTATCGGAACAAGTTTAATGAATGGGGGCGTAAAGCTGATGAAGCACGATTAAGTAAGTTGCAAACCATACAGGGTTTATCCGAAGCGTTGCTTAATCATGAAGGTAAAAATGAACAAAACCAAGTAGTGAAAAAATTCTTATCTTCTATTGGAAAAACCGTAAGAGACGCAAAAGAAGCAAGCAAGAGAAAGAAATAGTATGCCTACAAAGAACACCATACGCAGACATTATCTGATAATCCGCAGAATATTGCGGAATGACTATCCGAGCAAACATATCCTGCTTGAATACATGAAGCAATATGACGTGGAAGTTGGAGAAAGGACTTTCCAAAGAGACTTGGCAGAGATACGCAGCAACTTCGACATTGAAATCATATATGATGAAAAGAAGAACGGCTACTTTGCACAGACTGACAGCACATTGGAATTAGACAAGTTGCTGTATTTTATAGGATTGGCGGAAAGCTCGGATATTGCCCTCTCTACCATGAGGGACAAAAACAGGCTGCTGCAATATCTTGCTGTCAGTCCCGATCCCCGTGCAAAAGGAGTGGAACATATCGGGTGGCTGTTGAAGGCTATCCAAAATCAGATGGTTGTCCGCTTTTCCCATTATAATTACCAGTCGGGAGAAACCAAAGACTATACCGTCTGTCCCTACTTGCTGAAAGAGTTTGAGGGCATGTGGTATTTGTTTGCCTTTGTGGATAAGTTGAAATCGTTCCGTACATTCGGATTGGACAGAATACACAATCTTATAACAACAGACGATGTGTTCCAACGAGAACCTGCATTGGAAGAAACTGCCAAACGCTTTGATGATGTGTATGGGCTTGTCTATGAACCCGACAACAATCCGACTGCCCCGATAGAAGAAGTCAGGTTGAAGGTCTCTCCTTCCATGTTGCCCTATCTTCATTCGTTGCCAATCCATTCCTCACAGGTAATAGAGGGTGATGTTATCACCCTGCATCTGATAATCAATCCCGAATTGGAGAACAGGATAATGGGCTATGGAGAACATATAGAGGTGTTGTCTCCGTTGTCATTGAGGGAAAGCATAAAGAACAGAATACAAAAGATGTTATCCAATTATAAATGAATTATTGCCAGATTATTTGCATGAGCCGTTGCAGCAATGTAACGGTATTTTTTTGCCATTTTCTCGTCAGTGATGAAAGATATTAGACCACCGACTTAAACTGACGTACCCCTAATCTTACCTTTGCGGAAAAACAGGCTTATATGTCAAAATTGATAGGAGGAAAGAAATCGGCAGGGGAACAATCGAAAAATTGCGCGATAAGGAAAACTTGGTGTACGCTGTACTTTATGTCAAATTTATCGCTCTCCACCTGTCCTATAAAACTGGGTGAACATTCCAATATCGCAGCCAATCCACGCTGCGATATGCCAAGTTCCTTTCGTTTCTCCCGAACCTTATTAATGACGAATAAATCGACCTTTGACTTCATAAAACCCTGTTTTCAAGATTGTAAAGTTGAAAAAAAGATTTATCTTTGTGCTTAGTAATAATAAGCATGCATAAAAAGACATAAGATTATGGGTAAGAAAATAGTAAAAGGCGGTTGGGTGTATGACTATGACATTTCAGCTGAATATCGTAGAAAATATGACTGTGAACTTACAGATGTTCGCTACGTGTTAGGGGAGCAATTCGATACGGATAAACGGAATATATTGATTTGCATCGGTATTAATCCCAGCATGGCAATGCCAAACTTCCTTGACCCGACACTTAGGAGAGTGCAGGACTACGCAAAAAGAAGCGGTGAATATGGAGCGTGGTATATGTTGAATGTCTATCCCCAAAGAGCGACCAATCCGAACAATATGGATACGGACGATACTTATAGCATGGAAATCCATTTGCGAAATCTTGCAGCCATAGAAGAACTATTGTCCACCATTGAACGGGCAGATGTGTGGTGCGCTTGGGGTGCGGTTATTGATGATGCAAAACGGACGTACTTGTCTGATTTGTTATTCGGAAACGAAGATAAGAACATACAAGGTATAATCAGCCTGTTCAGTGGGAATTATCATTTCAAAGCCTACGGAGCTACCACGAAAGGCTATCCTAAACACCCTCTTCTGATAGGAAAAGAAGCTAAATTGAGAAGTTTAAATGAAATCGGATTGAAAGAATTATCGGATAGAATTATTAATAACATTAAGAAATAACATCATGAAATTGAAGTATTTATTGGCTGCTTGTACAGCCTTTTTTCTTGTATCTTGCAGTAATGATGATGAACTGCCCCAACTGCCCCAACACGGTGATATTGTGGGGCTGAATATCAAAGATGCAAAGTATATCTATACAAGTGGAACTAACACCCGTTCTTCTGCTGCCCAATATCGACAGATTAAGAAAGACGGTAGAGACATGGAATTATCATGGATTGACAATAAGGGTGATACGGTTAGAATAAGCGGTTCATTTTCAATATGGGATATTAATAAAAAGTATCTGATGATAAATACAGGTAACCCCATAAATTATAAACCTTCATTTGACGAAGATGGAAATTTGCTTCCAGACAACAGCGTCGTATCTGGAGGGTATTCCTATCTCATTGATAAAAAAACGGAAGCTATATATGATTTAGGTATAGGGTTGAATGGAGAGAATGCCATTACAGACAATAAGGGAAATATTTATGCTATAGATAATTCCTTTGGATCTTTTTTGTATAAAATCCATACACAAGATGTTACAAATTTGAGATTGGAAATGTATGCGCGAGCTTCAGTATCCCCAGCTCAATTTGTTGTGAATAATAAAGGAGTGTGCTTCTACGATTACAGGTATGTCCGTCCGTCGTACGGTACGCAGCAGTTTATCATTTCTAATTTTATCCCTCAAACAGAATATGGAAATGCTTTTGTTTCTCACGACAACGAGGATTTATATCTCACGGCTGTGAGTGGAGAACATGATTCTTACAAACTTGTAGTTAGCAAGTTGAGTGAGAAACAAGAACTCCAAAGTCAAATTATGGCAGAGACGGAACTTCTTGATTATTGGGGAATACCACAGCCTAATGATATACAAGTGAAATGGAACGAACGCAGGGCTACGATGCTGATAAATTTTTATGGACGCACATACGAATATATACTTGCAACAAGGACATTGACAGAAATCCCTGTTAATCTGAACGGATTCTTCACTAAGAATTATTCCACCTATGTTACAGCAAATGCTTTATATGCACGGAAATCTGTGGATAAATTGGATATTATAGTATTAGAGGACTACAGTATCAAGGAATTGGACTTGTCAAGCAAAGGCATTGATTTTCGTTCCATTTATACAATGGACGGTTCTGATTTATTGTATTTTGCAGGTTTTCAATATAGTACAAGCCAATCTGTTATCGGAACGATTGATATAGACGGTAATGTGGAAATTACGGAATCAACACCTAATCCTATCACTAACATAATACAAATAAATTAGGGTATGAAAAAGCAGTTCAAACAATTAGAAGAATTTCATCGGGCTTTTGGCTTGTACATAAATGAACAGCCAACTTTGCGCATCCCCCAAGATTTGCATGAACTTCGTATGCGTGTGATGAAAGAAGAAGTTGATGAATACGCAGAAGAATACGCAATCACAGGAGATACAGAGGATGAACGGCTGCAAGCGGTAGCCAAAGAATTAGCCGATATAGCTTACACCTTGTTGGGAACAGTTGTCTCTCACGGTTTACAAGATGAATTTGAGCGTATCTTCGATGCGGTGCATGAAAGCAATATGAGCAAGTTGGACGAAAATGGAAAACCGATTTATCGTGAAGACGGTAAGATACTAAAATCAAGCCGTTACCATGAACCCGATTTGAGTTTCTTGAAAAATAAGAAATAATTTCTCTATACCAACCGCTATGATTATGAAAAATTGTAGCGGTTGTTTTCGTAAATAAACAAATCCTACGTCAAAAAATGTCGCAGGTCAGGTAATAACTTTGCAATGTATTAATCATAAAAATTAGAAAATATGAAATGCTTTGGAAGAAATGGATTAGAGGGAACTAAAAAACCGAATATAAAATCGGGATTTCCTGAATTGGATAAAATAACAAATGGGTGGAACAATGGCGACTTGATTGTTATTGCTTCTCGCCCTGCTATAGGAAAGACAGCCTTTGGAGTATCTCTATTAAGAGAAATAACAGTAAAGAATAGAATACCTACGGCTTTCTTTTCTCTTGAAATGTCAAGTAATCAAGCTATAAGCAGATTCCGTATGGCATTAAGCAAAGTGGATGGAGCGAAAATAATGGTTTACGACAATGGCTATACGGATGCTTTAAACGAAGAAGAAAAACGCAGACTTGAAGATGCTGAAAAGCAAATGGATATTGCTCCTATTTACCTTGATGACTCTCCCTCATTGTCCATACACGAATTATCCCAACAAGCAATCCGATTGGTTAGTGATTTTCAAATAAAACTGATTATTGTTGATTATCTACAATTAATGAACGCAGGACTTCTATTCTCAGATAGAAATGAGGAAATGGCTTATATTATACGTAGATTAAAAGCATTGGCTAAAGACTTGAATATACCGATTATAGTATTCAGTTCAGTATATCGTAGAGAAAGTCGGGAGGAAATAGATGGTATACGTCCTCAATTAAGAGATTTACGTTTTGATGCCATTGAGCAGGATGCAGACATGATTTGTTTTATCCATCGTCCAGAATTTTATAGAATTTATAATGATATAAATGGCAATGATTTACATGGTAAGGCAGAAATAATTGTTGCTAAAAATCGTAATGGAAATAGAGGAGATGTACTTTTAAAATTTAATGGAGAATATTCAAGTTTTGATAATTTAGATGAATAAGCCATAGTAACTCATATCCATAGAGCCATTATTCCAATTACGGAGCAGTGGCTCTTTTTTCTGTACCTACGTCTAATTCTGTCGTAACCGCCAATCTACCTTTGTTGCAAAAAATCCCATGCAAAGGAAAATATTCAAATTCAAGATAATAAGCAAGGAGGGTAATTGTATCCTGTCGCTTGATTATACTAATCTGACTAACGAGATTATCCGTCCAATCACGAAAAATCTAATCAAGATAGAACCTAACGAGAAATGTAAATTACTGTTTGTAGGGAAAGAAGATTGCAGGCTTACATTGGAAGATGTCTATAATTTGTCGAGCCTGTTCCAATCGGTTATAGGTTCGGGTTTGGTATGGGATATTATAGGAGATTACCTATATACGGACGAGAGCCAAGACTTGGACGGTTACCTGCTTATTAACCCTGACCTTATCAATCAATGA